GCCTAAGAGTATTATGAGATAGCTAGTTATGGTATATCTATTATTCCAGCAGAGAAAGGCCCAGGTTCAGTCCTACAAGGTATACAGTTTGTGCAAGGGCTAAAGATTTCTGTTACTAAGAGAAGTATAAATTTAATTAAAGAGTACCGTAATTATCTTTGGAGAACTGACAAGGATGGCAAGATATTGAATGTTCCTGAAGATATTTTCAATCATTTAATGGATGCTTTAAGATATGGTTTCAGCTCTTATAGGTTAAAGAAAGACGTTAAGTTTATTAAACAATCACCTAATCCTATTCTAAGAATGTTAGGTAAAGACTTCATAAGCAAAGAGAATGAAACCTCTTACGAATAAATATGTTCAACATTTACGCACAATTAAACAAAGAGATACAAGAATACAACACCACAAGTGTTAAGTTAGCTTCTACTAACGACTCTAACGGCTTTGAGTTCTCACAGAAGGACACTTTGAATGTAATTGAGATGTACCACAACTCTAAGTTTGAGACTGGTTCTATTGATTCAGAAGGACAAAGGAAGTTCTTTTTAAATATAGTTAGGTTTAGACAAGAGGTAGCTGAAAAGCAGACAGATATTGACGTTAAAGACTTCTTGTTTGTACCTGAAGTAGACACTGACGAATATGGTGCTTTCTTTTTAACAAAGAAGTTTAGAGAGTGGGCTAAGAAAGAGGACTTTGGCAAGGTCATCAATGAACTTAACCACGATTACTCTAAGTTTGGTACTTGTGTAGCCAAGATTGTTGGTAACACTATTGAGAAAGTACCTTTGCTAACCCTAAAGAACCAGCAAGACGCTAAAGACTTGCAGACTGCTAAGTTTGTTATCCAAGAGCATAAGGATATGACCTTAGACGAGATTGAAGCCTACAAAGATTGGGATATAGAAGAAATGAATATAGGTTGGAATGATAAAGTAACAGTATTTGAACGCTATGGTAGAGTTCCTTTAAAATGGTTTAAGAAACAAAAGGATTTGCCTATTGAAGATGGAGATGAAAACAAATCTATTGACACAATGGCTATCATTTTACTCAATAAGGATGAGAAAAAGAAATATAAAGATGAAGGAAACTTACTGTTTGTTGAAAAGATAGATGTTAGACCTTTCAGAGAAGCACATTGGTCCAGAGTAGATGGAAGATGGTTAGGAGTTGGAGAGGTTGAAAAGAACTTTGAAAACCAAATCTTCCGTAATATGGTTTCTAATATGCGTCGTAGAGGTCTATTATGGGCTTCTAAGAAGATATTTCAATCAACTGACACTGAAGTAGCTCGTAACCTTGTAAAGAACGTTAAAGACGGTGAGGTATTAAAGATAATGCCTAACGGACAGATTAGTCAGGTCAATATGACCACACAAGGACTTAATGAATACGAAGCAGCTGCAAGAGAGATTGATGACAACGCTGACAAGACTTCATTTACATTTGAAGTAGCAACTGGTGAGTCAATGCCTAGTGGAACACCATTTAGACTTGGAGTTATTATGGCTAACTCTGTCAACGCTTACTACTCACTTAAAAGAGAGAATCTAGGAATGTTAATGGAAGATATTGTTTATGACTTACTACTTCCACTATTTAAAAAACAGAATAAGAAAGAACACTTATTATCATTTACCGCAGACGCAGAAGGTATTGAACGATTAAAGAAAGACATCACAAGAGTACACGTTAGAGACAATGTGATTGAAAATATCCTTAATGAAAAGGAAGTAAACCTTGATTTAATTACCAACCAGATCACAGAGAAGATGAATAGAGATACTGAATGGGTAACTGTACCTGATAACTATTATGATGACCTAGCTGTTACAGTAACATTAGTGACTACTGGTGAAAACTTGAATGTAGAAAAGAGAATTGAAACTCTAACTAATCTCTACACATCACTAGCCCAGAAAGGTGACCCTAGAGCTGACAAGATATTAACTAAGATAATGAGTTTAACTGGTGAGAATCTTGATAGCTTAGTAGGATTAGAAGCTCCTGTGCAACAGCAACAAGGACAACCAACCCAAGGAATGCAGATGCCACAGGGTGCTACTGGTGGTGAGATGAATCAATTAACAGCAAACACAGTATGAACTTTAAAGAATTAGCTAACTCACCTGTTGGTGAATCACTTATAAGATATATTGAAGAGATACAGGCTAAGATTGCTGATGTTAGGTTCAAGCCTGAACTAACAAACGAAACTAGAATAGCTGTAATAGAAGTATTAGACAAAATGATTATAACTAAATTGAAAGTATTGAAAGGAAATAAAGAGACTGCCGAGGGCAACGATGATTGGAATTAACCGTGTTCAGTCCCAACACTTTAAAATGGGCATAAGCTACTCGCTATGAGTGAAGAACTAGAGTTACAGGACTCTCAAGAACCTGATATTGACCTGGAACAAGAAGAAAGCCAGGACACATCAACTGACGAAGATGTGGAGTCTCTAAAGGCTAAATTAGAAGCCACAGAGGCTAAAAACAGGCAATTATATGCTCGTCTTAAAAAAGATGAACAGCCTAAAGAGTCAGTTAAATCAGAAACTACTGATGACTTCTCCGACATTAGAAGTACGGTTCAAAAACTTTCATTGAGCGAACAGAAACGGCAGTTTGGTTATGAAAATAACCTATCGCCAGAAGAGACAGACGCAGTGTTTAGACTAAACCCTAAACCAGACAAGAAAACTCTTGAAGACCCATTTGTTAAAGGTGGGTTAGAAGCCATAAGGGCTAAGAAAAGAGTAGAAGGTGCAACTCCTTCATCAACTGGTAAAGCCTCAACCGTTAATGGTAAGACTTTTGCCGAAATGAACGCAGACGAAAGAAAAGCTAACTTTGAAAAAATCGTGAGTAGGTCAAAAAAGTAGTATAACTACTTAATCCTATGGCTCTTTCATCAGACCCATTTGACTCAACCGAACTGGTGGCTGTCATACCCGAAATCTGGACTCCACTAGTAAACGAGGCATTCTTTGACAAGACTGTCTTAGCAGATTTCATCACCGACCTTAGCTCTTATGCAACAGGCGGTGGAGACATTTTCCACGTTCCTGATTTGTTCACTGATGTTTTCAGTGCTTCAACTCAAACAACACAAGCAACAGAAGTAACTACACAAGCTCCTGCAACAACTGACGTATATCTAACAATCAACACACATAAATACGTTGCCTTCCTTATTGGTGACCTAGATATGCAGTTGGTTGCACAGAAGTATGATATGAGCCAGAAATATGCTACTGAAGCTGCTAGTACACTTGCTACCGCTTTGGAAGCTAGTATTGCTGCTCTATGGTCAAGTATCTCTACCAATTCTATTGGTGATACAGCAACCGTAGTAAGTGATGCTGAAATTAGACAAGCTATTGAAGCTCTTGATAGTGCAAACTATGAATTGAGTGAATGTGCTTTCTTCTTCCACCCTTACGTTTACTGGAATCAATTATATGCAGTCGCTAAATATTACACTTCAGCTACATTGGGTAATGCCAACCAACCTGGACCTGTAATGACTGGAAACTTTGGTTCTAGTATGGCTAAGACAAATTTGAAAGGTATGTTATATGGAATCCCTGTATACACATCTACAAATATTGTTTCAGCTCTTTCAACCTACCGTAACTTGCTTTTGCACAAATCCGCTTTCGGCTTTGCTACAAGAACAATGGGTACTGGTAGAGTTCGTGTTCAATCACAAAACTGGTTAGAGAATATCGCTAACTTAACTGTTGTAGATATTATGTACGGCGTAGCTGTATTACGAGAACCTGGTGCTGTATTGATTAACGCTAGTAACGCATTTATTGGTTCTTAATGACATTTTAGTCAAAAAGATTGTTTGGCTCTCCTTTCACTTTGGAAGAGCCAACAAAGTGAAAATAATCTTATGGATTACTCAATGGAAGAAAAACCTTTAACGGTTGGGCTGAATGATAAGGCACAACAGTTCAAAGTAAATAAAACATACTTTTATGAAATGCCTACTGGCAACATAGAGCCAGTTGAAACTAGAGAAGCCTGGGAACTTTATAAAAAGAAATACAAACAGATTGGTGTATCTAATGGACTAACTTATGATAAGGCAAGAAAAGAAGCCAAAGAGATATTCAAAACAGAAGGAATAGAGAAAGCACAAGAAAGACTAAGACAAGGTATACAAGAAGAATTAGAAGTAGCACGTGGCAACTTTGAGACCCCGCCTAACTGCGATATGTTTGGTAACGGAGTTCCAAATCTTAGAACTAAACTAGGAATGTAATATGTTTACACCAGAGCAAATAACAAAAGAATTACAACGTATACAGGGAACTATCCCAGCTTGTTATATGAACAACGTAGTCAAAGACCAACTCACTACACCTACTATCAAAAAGGTTGCTGAACTAGCGCTAGAAGAAGATATACCAGAAGCTAAGAAAGAACAGCTAAGAACTATCCTAGCTAGTGGAGACCTTGATACAGTCCAGCCAACTGAAAACCCTAAAGTAGCAGAGAAGATAAATAGGTGGGTTGATAAAAAGATTAAAGAATCTATAAAAGCTAAACGTTTACCAAGTATAAAAGAATTAAAGAAACACTATGAAAACAAGAAAACAACAACTGGAGGAGATGCTACTAGCATTACAGAATGATAACCTCCGTCTAACTATTATAAGAGATTTCAAACAGTTCTTATTTGATAACGATGAAGAATTGAAAGGAAACTTAGAAGCAAAGAAAGAGATTGACGCTACTAACTTTAGTCTAAAAACAAATGAGAAGATGACTCTATGGATAGAAAAGGAATTAGAATAGTAGGAATGATGGTATGTGGTGCTGAAGCTGATAGATACCTAGAAGCCTCACTTAAAGAGCTTAAACGGCTCTGTAATGACGCTATCATAGCCACTAACAATGCAGACCAAAAGACAAAAGACCTTATAAAGAAATATGGATTCTGGCAGTACGAAGATAACAGAGAGTGGGGTATACACCAGCCAGATATTAAAACAGATTTACTAAGAAGAGTAGGAAAGTTAAAACCTGATTGGATTGTAGCACTAGACGCAGACGAAGTATTTGCTCCAGAGTTTACTCGTGAAGAAGCTGAAAAACTAACAGAACAAAAGGAGATAGCTTTCTACTTTATGATAGTGAATCTCTATAATGATAAAGACCATTTCTATCACGGTGCAGGAATACAAAGGTTCTGGAATATAAGGTTCTTTAAATACCTAAGCGACCACATCCAGTATATGAAGAAGAGTTTACATTGTGGTTTAGCTCCGCCAGTGTTCTATCATAAAGGTTGGCACGCTCCGTTCTACGTGGAACATTATGGGCTGATGTCAAAGAAAGATAGAATAGCTAAGGTTGAAAGATACAGAGAGTTTGACCCAAACGCTAAATTCAAAAACAGAGAATACTATGATGACTTAGAGGCAGACCACGAGCCTATGGTATTTGACAAAAAAGGATTATTAAATAAATTAGCTAGTATCCAAGATACACAGCCTAGAAAATAATATGGAACACGTTATAGTAAAAAGATTAAAAGACGGTAGAGAAATTACAATACCTAAAGATAGCCTAGAAGATACACTAAGACAGGGCTTTGAATATGTTAAAGATTACAACTTCTTTAGAGAAGTAGAGGCCGTAGACGAAGGAGACAATGTTTATGAATGCCCCCTATGTGATTTTAAAGGTAAAACAGAAGCAGGTTTAAAAAGACATAAGACAGTATCGCATAAATAATATGTTTTACGGCTTACACACAACTAAAAAGGCTGAAAGAGACGCTTTAATTGAAACTAAAGGTGAAGAAATAATTATAAGTCCTAAAGACTTTCATAAATCTCACCATAAATCTATTGTGTGTGAAGAAGACACTGGTGAATATTACGAACATAGCATTGAAGAGTTTAATGAACTGTTAGAAAACCTAGTTGAAGATAAAAACTACAATACTAATATAAGTTCATACGTTAAAAAATGGGCTTATTCCTATACCAAGTCCTTGGGTAATGCCAGGATTAGGAGAACTTAAGCACCATACAGACGCATTTAAATACATAACAGAAATGGTATGTAAGAAATATGAATTAGAGCCAAAAGCTGTATTTGTAAAAAACAGAAAACAGAACATTGTTAAAGCAAGACAAATAATTCATTCTTTATTAAGAAATAACTTTCCAGAGCTTGGAGCTAAATATATAGGAAGAAAATGCGGGGGAAAAGACCACGCTACAGTATTACATTCTTGTAAGTCTGTAGCCAATCAAGTAGAAACAGATAAACTATATAGAGAAGAATACAATAGTTTTAATAGAAATATTAAAATTAATATTAATAGATTTAAACAATCAAGTTTAAGCTATAGTAATAGAAAGTGGAATAGATAAAAAAAAGGCTACCTTAATTAGGTAGCCTTTAAATTGAATTTTGAAAGTTATTGAAGCGGATTACCACAATTACAGTATCAAATATATTAATCTTTTTTTAATTCAGCTATATATTTACCTAAATTATCAATTTTATCATTTGACAAACCATCTACATTGACGTGTTTAGAGCAACATTTCCTCTTAAATGAATCAAGAGTAGACAAAATCTTCATAGGTCTTGTATTT